ATAAATGTTTAATTTTAGGACCTTCTTTACCTTCACCTGGTGTTATTATTTGAAATCTAAATTTTATTAGATCTCTACCTTCTTCAGCTTCTAATCCGGTAAGTTTTTTTGATTTAGGTGCTAAAATATTGATTTTATCTTGTGATATAAGTGAACCTGGATTATCACCAGGACTTCCTAAACCTATTCTTTGAGATATATTAAATTTTTTTCTATCTTTTTTTCCAATATCAGTTCTAAAACCTTCAGATGGATTATTTTTACTAAGTTTATTAAAGCTAGTTTCAGGAAGTGATTCTTCTTTTAATTCATCGGTCTCTTTTTCATCTACTACTTTCTTTTCGAATCCTGGGGATAGATCTGTATTTGCATAGTTTTGTGTTTTTACTTTTCCGTCTTTTCCTTCTTTTACAGCATTAGTAATATTTAATACCTGACCGGACTTTTCTACGACGTCTTCGGTATCAGGATTATCTCCTGTATCTTCTTTATATCTATATTCACCTATACCTTCTTGAGAGGTTTGTTTTGTTGCTTCAAATTCTAAAATTCTATCTTTAGTTCTTTTAGGAGATAAATTAGAACTTTCAGCACTAAATAAAATACTATTATCGTTTTTTACTAATTCTATATCTGCTGCTCCTGCTACAGTATTAGCGTCAGGAAGTATATTATTAGGAGGGAATAAGGCAGAAACAATGTCAGCACCGTTAGCACTTACGTGAGGTATTACTCTACTATATCCTAATTCGTGTAAATAAGTTCCTTTACCTCTACCAGCAAATGCTTTTACAAAATGTGTACCTGTACCATTAACTGGTACCTGGGCTAAAGTAGACCCTACGATTCTTGCAGCATTAAATAATCCTTGAGATAAAACGCTTAATGCTTTACCTACACCTGTTTTTCTTTTTTTACTAGGTTTAACTTTAGAAGCAAATAAAAGACTTTCGTTTGATAAGTATTTTTGACCAGCCGGAGAAGCTAAAATCTGACCTATTCTAGATAAATCATCTAATCTTTTAGTTAGCTGATTTTGATCATCTACCTCTCTATCAACCATAGGAATATCCTTATAAACCAAAGGTCTGTCTTTAGGATCAAATTTTAACCTATTACCTATAGGCATCCCATTTTCACGATAATCTCTTATTATACTCACTTAGATTACTTTTCTACGTTATCTATATATTTTTCAGGTTGAGTTCCTTTTAAACCTAGATCTGAATCTTTTAATGCTCTCCTTATTGCTCCACCACCTGGGTATTTCACTGGAGTTTCGCCATTATTAAGATCTAATCTACTGTTTTTTAATGAATCTTTTAGTGCCATAATTTTTATTTTAATAGTTTATTATAAATAGCTTCTTCTATGTAATGTTAGTGCTGGCTAAAGCTAGCTGATCGGATACTTTGCTTCCATTTATATAAGTATTTGGATCTTTATCTACTATTTTCTTTAATAGACCATTACGCTCTTTCATTAGCTTTAACTTTTCTTGCTCTAAGTTAACTTGATTATTTGCAAGTTGAGCAGTTTCTTTTACTGTAGAATCTATATTTCCTCTGCTTTGACCTTTATATATGTCTCTACCTGCTAATCCAAGATCAATACCCGCAGAGATTGCAGTTCCTGCTCCTGGTATATTAGCAGCTAATCCTGAAGCTACTTCTAATGCTGCTCCAGTAAAGTCTCCTTGCATTGCTCTTGATATACCAAATCCAATACCGGCTAACGTTCCAACTATTGGAATTTTTTTGAGCATAGACTTACCTACACTTTTAGCTACAGTTTTAGATGTTCCTTTAGCTATATTAGAAGCTACTGTTTTACCTGCTGTACTTGCTGTAGATGTTCCTCCTGTTGCAGCAGCTCCAAAAAGTGAAAGTTGAGTTCCAGCTTTCATTGTGCTTGAAGTTCCTTTAGCCATAGCTCCACCAGAAAGAGGATTTATTCCTTTTGATTTAAAACCAGCTAATCTTTGTGCTGCTGCAGGGTTTTTAAAACCTCTTATTCCAGCAGAACGTAATCCTTTCATTCTACCGCCGATATTCATACCACTAATCGACCTTCCAATATTACCTAAATTACTCAAACCTCCCATTGCATAATATGGTATACCTGCTGCTGATAAGGCTAACATAGCATTCCGCATAGTATTCATATTATCTTTCATCGCATCTAAAGGACCTTTTGTAAGTTCATTAAGAGTATCTCCTTCGATATTTTCTTTCAATGCTAACGAAATCTCTTTTAAAGCAGTAGCAGAAGTTCTATTTAGTTCTTGATTTGCTAATTCATTTTTTCCTAGCTCTCTAAGTGCTTGTTCTCTAGTCTTACCTGCTTTTTCCATGGCAGCTACTTGAGCTTCCAGGTCCATATCGCCAAATCCTTGTATATTTAACTCCTCAGCTACTCTATTAATAGCTTCTTGGGTAGAGAACATTTTTGCCATTACTTCTCTACCATACCCATAGCCTTAGCAACAGCTTCTTGCTGAAGAACGTTCATTTCACCGAAAGTTGTTGCATCAATATTTTGTGCATTAAGTTCTTCGGCTAACGTAGTCATATCACCTTTTAATGCTGCTAATCTAGCATTATCAAGATTTAATTGTCTACCGGTCAAAAGTTCTGCTTCTAACTCAGATGCTATAGATTCTTCAAAATTAAGTAAATTACCTGCAATACTTTCAAGACCTCCCATTTCAAGTCCTAACTTCCTAGCAGTAAAAGCAGCTTTAGATAAGCTACCTTCAAATTTACTTTGAGTAAGAAGAGTTGCACTTGAGAAAGATCCTATATCTTTCATTACTTGTTTGTAATCTATAGCAGTATCATTTACATCGTTTAAGAACTGTACATTACCGGCTACATCTTGATTAAGATCTTTAAATGATGTACCAATTGCTGCTGATGCATTAAATAACTTAGTAGCCTCGTCTGCGGATAGACCTAATCTGTGGGTTAAAGTAGAAAACTGTTTTGCAGCATCTAAAGAAATCATACCTTGAGTACCTAACTCTGCATTGATTCCTTCCATACCTTCGAGTAAGAAACTAACAGGTTTACCAGCATCATCAGCTGCTCTAACCATTTTATCTCTAAATGCAACGGCTCGACCTCTAGAAAATTCAAGATTTTGGGAAACTAAATTTAAATTTCTAGCTAAACTTGTTACTTGTTCGTCTTGTCTTTTTAAACCTGTGACTATACCTGATGCTGTAGTTGCTAGTACACTCTTAAAAGTAAGAGACATTAATGCATCAAGGCTAGATAGTAATTGCCCTGATCCTAAGTTATCTCTTATCTCTTTGGATGCTTTAGCAAATTCACCAAATGCAGGGCCTATAATAGGAATTTTACCAAAAAAGTTATCTAATTTATCGAAAAACGCTGTTTTCTTATTTAACTCATCATTAGTTTTTCTTATATCTTCGAAAAAGCCTGCAGTTTGTTTTGCTTTTTCTAATGTATCTCCGGTAACCTCTAAGGCTTTATTTAATCTTCTTAATTCAGCTAATGATGCTTTATCTTTTTTACCATCTAAAGCTAATTTTTTAGCAGATAATGTTCTTCGTTGACCTTCTAAGTCGGTAATTTCTTTTAAAACCTTTTGTTCTTCGTCTGCTACTTTCTTAAGCTCTTTTTTATCTTTAAGGTGTTCTTTATCAAACTTAGCTAAAACTCCAGCACTTTTTTCTAAGTTTTTAGAAGAATTGACAGCAGCTTGCAATTCATCAGAATAAAAAACTGAGTTTTTACTAAGATCTTTAAATATATTATTAATAGCTCCAAAGTCTGCTCTGAGGTTGGTAGAGGAATCATTTATACCTTTGATTACCTTATCAGCTTCTTTTAGATTGTCTTTTAAGTTCTTAGAATTATTAGCGTCGTCTTGTATAGCCATATAAGTGGTTTCCTTTCATATAAATAGGAAAGAGCTCTATTTCGAAGCTCTTTTTGTCCTATAAGAAGGTTTTACATCAGGTCCTTTAGGTTTTTGGGTTTTACCTTTATTTTGTTTGCTTGATTCTTCAATTCGGTTTTTCTCGGCTTCGTAAAACTCTCTTATATTATTATAAGTAAATTTTCTAAGCCAAATAGGCATATTATATACATCATCCCATGTATATCCTCCTTTACCGTGAAAAACTATTTCATGGATTTGTTTAAATAACTGGAGTCTGTATTGCTTAGTTAGGCCAAAAAAAGTCTAGGCCTATTGGAATGCCTACCCTCTCCTTTCCGCCATCCTTGTTTGTATATTCAAACGTTACGTCTACATCTGGCATTATCCTGGTATATTCATCACGAAGTGCTCTTGAATCTTGAGCTAACAGGTAGTTATCAACAAAGTCTCTTATATCACCTTTTTGTTTAGAATCACTAACTGAAGTAATAAGATATTTAAGTCTAGTGGTAATTTCGGGTGAAGCATCTTTATCTAATTTTTGAAGACCTTTTATTTCTTCCTCAATCGAAGTTTCATCTCCAGCTGTTAAAATTTTAAATGTAACTTTATTTTTAGAGACTGGAAGGGTATATTCAAATTCATTATTTTTAGCTTTTTCGAATTCTTCTCTTATAGGTTTGTTTTCGATTTTGCTTAAATCAACTTGAATAGTTTCTCCTAAATAATATACTGGATATTTAGAACCATAAGATAAAATACGTGCAGCTATCATAATTGCATTTTTATCCCCAATTAATAAATCATCGTATTTAATACTTTTATCAATTAATAAAGATTGTAATAATTTATCAATAACTATACCTTGATTTATATAGTTTTGATTAGTAAGAATATCTTCTTCTTTAGCTGTCATGTATTTCATTTCTACAACACCTTTAGCTAGAGGAGAATCTTTAGGATATAATAATCCTTTTGAGGGTAGTTCTACCATTTCGGTAGGTAAACTAAATTTTGAACTCATAAATTTTTATTTAAAACCGGTTTATATATAAATATAAGTAAAATAAATTTTGAAACCAACTATTTTACGAAACTTTTCATAACTAATTTATTTTCAAGATTATTTAGAATAATAGCTGTTTCGCTACAGAATAAATTTATAAAATCTCTATTTTTAGGATCTAACCATTCAAATCTACCGGCTGATCTATCACATTGGTCTAGTAATTTACTAATATTGCTGTAGTTTTTTTCATTTATACCTATAAAGTCTTTTATACGTTTATAAAAACTACATTTAAGCATATTTTCTAATGAACCAGCAAATATAAGGTCACTATACATATAAAAATATTTAGGATTATACTTAGAATTAAAAAAATCTTGAAAATTAACGTACTTACTAGTAAATTGTTCGAGAAACGTTCTAACTCTGCCTGATACTTTAGGTAAATCTGTTCTCCACTTGAGTACTACATCGTATTTTTCTAAATTAAAACTTGATAACGATTCTTCTAACCTAACCCACTGTATAACTCTTTCAAAATTACCATCCCAGTGTATTTTACCCGTATATTTCTGTTCTAAATCAATGAATTCAGGTTCATATACCTTATAGTATGTATCAACTAAGCAATTAAACTTATCGTTTTCAGTTAAAATTACACTTACAGGATTTAATTTAGCTGAGTTTAACTTATAGTCTATATCTGAATGGATAAAGATATCGCATCCTTCTAATAACTTTTTATTTAATTTAAAGTTTTCTTCTGATACGAAATCAATTCTACCTGTTATTATAACTGCTACTTTCATATATAAAAAAACCCGGAATACCCGGGTTTAGTTTATTTAAAATGTGTGCCTGTATTAGTAATTTAAAATACAATAATCCATAGATACAGTGATTGCTACTTCAACTGACTCGTCAGATGTCCAATCATACTGTCCAAAATCACCGTTAGTTAGGAAAGCTCCTTTGATTACCCACTCTCCAATAATATCACCAACAGGTCCTAATATATTTAATGTCAGATCTTTTTTATAAAAATCTGAATATCCAGCTCTACCAGTTACCGATTCATAAGAATTTCTAGCCCATTCCATTACTGCTTGAGCACCAGAAGGAGTAATTGGATCATATAACGTCATAGTTATATCTTCCCATTCTCTCTTTCCTCTAATTTTTCTATATGTGTTAATGTGATCTAATTTGATAACATTATCTGTAAAAGTAGGTGCTTTTACATTTTTTATCATGAATGAAGGAATGTTATCAATAAGCATAACGAATCTATTTTGAACTTTAGGTTCGAAAGCTTGAAACATTATATCGTTTGCGTCTAGTATTGCCATGTTCTTATTTTATTATAAATATCTACTTTTCAAATTAATTACCAAATGATGCTCCAGTAGGCTCTACTACGAAGTCTAGTACTATAAATTCTGCTGTTCTAGCTGGCTGTACAAATATCTGACCTACTAGTTGATTTCTATCAACAACATCAGCAGTATTATTACTAT